ACCATTGCACCAAGCAATTTGTCACCTTGCTGTTCTTCACCGCGAAGGGCAGCATTTGCACCATATATATTGTCAATTTCACTTCTTGCGTCATTTTTGTCATTGATGACATAAGCTGGCAGCATGTTATATGGAAGCCTGGTTGCTGCTTCACGGACATCACCGTCAACCATTATCTTTTCACTTGGGTCACCAACCAATTTGGCAGCGTCTTCTGGTGAAATCATGTTGCTATTCAAAACAAGTCCTGAAGAAGCCTGGTCAGCGTTTTCAACAATCTGCCTGCCCCGTTTTTCCAATACGTCCTGAAGTGGGTGCGCCTGGTCTGCAAGGGAAGTGTCATCAATGACATATTTGCCAGTGTTGATGTGGTTCACCAATATATATGGCTTTCGTGGTCTGTCAAAATAATTCAAACGCTTGTATTTGCCATCAGGTTGCTGTTCAAATTCGTCATAGTTCCAATTTGGATTCTTGGTTGCGCCAAGCATGATTTCACCCAACTTGTATGCCACTGCTTCCTGAACACGCCCTTCAGCGTCACGATAGTCAAACCACACCTGAACATATCCAACTTTTCTGGACACCTGGCTTTTGACACCACGCTTGATGTCAAATGTCCTGTATATTTCTTCTTTTTTCTTGGGGAATTGTGCAACCAAATCTTCAATGGTGTCAGACATGTATTCCGCAATCAAAGGAATGTTGTCAGGGTCTGAAGCGTCTGCGTCAAAGACAACCTTTTCAGGTCTGACCGCTTCAACAATGATTGCACCTTTGTATGTGCCATCAGGCATGAGTTCGCCACCTTCAGGGTCAAATCTATATTTCAAAATTCCAACACGTTTGCCCATCAACAAATGTCTTCCAATCCTGGTGAATGATTTTCTGACACCAAAGTCATCATATTTGGCAACCAAAACATCTTCCAGGTCATGTGCTAATTCACGTGATTCATCAGTGTCACGCCCTTCAGTGACAACAGGGAAGGGGATTTGTGAAGTCAACATTGGAAGCAATGTTTCAACAGCTGTCAGAATTCTGTTGTTTTTATATGGAACTTGGAAGTCATACAGGTCATCTGCTTGATAGGTGTTGCCAACATAATAGTCATCAGCCTTTTTGCGCGTTTCATCCAATTGAAGTTCCCTGTTCCAAAAAGTTTCAGCGTCTTCAATCCTTTTGCCTATGATTCGCAAAACATCTTTGTCTTCAAGTTCCAGTGCCAAAGGAAGGTCATTGGTGCTTTCAGGCAACACGCCTTCAACGCGTTCATCTGTTCCAATTGGTGTTTGAAGGTTCGGTGATTTTGCCATATTTTTATTTTACAAATGCCTTATATAACATTTTACAATTAGGACACATAAATTCCAAATTGAAATCTTCAGGCAGAAATTCGTTTTTCGCCAAGTCAGCAACAAAGAAGGTGTGGAAGTTGCCCCTGTATCTGAAAAGTGGCTTTGCCCAATTCTTCATTCCAAAAGTGTTTCCTGTCCCACAATACACACATTTGAAAGAAGCCCATTCATGACTGCTGATTGCATAAAAAACAACAAACAGGGTTTCATTGCCATGAAAGACACGGGGTTCAACATCATGTTTTGAAGCTGTATTTTGTATCATTTTGTTTTCCATGATTTTCCTTTGCGCAAAGTCTTTGCTGCAATGTTCTTCAAATTAACAGAAGGAACTGTCCCTTCTTCACTGACTGCAACAGATGTCCTTGCAATACTATTCTGACGCTTTTGTGGCGTTGTTACAACTCCACCTTGCGCAAACATCTTTTCCAAGGCTATGCGCCAGTATAAAGTGGCGAAAGCATAATGGTCACGCCTTCCTTCAATTGTACGCCATACCGCTTTTTGCATACCCATTGCATTTGTATCAACTGCACGATACAGCTGACCCCAATCATATATGTATTGTTCCAATTCACCAACGGTCATGTTGAAAGCAATTTCTTGATTTCCCAATTCTGACACCACCATATCAATGATTTTTGTCCTGTCAGAAACAACAGTGCCACGCCTGTCAGACTTTCCCCATTTGATGACATGAAGGTCTTTTTGTTCCTGAACAAAGGAGTTGGTGAAGAAACGTCCTGAATACTTTTGTGCCAATTGGCGGGGTGTGTTTGGATATGGGTTCAAATCACAAACAGCTGTGGCATTGTATCTGACCAAATCCGCTTCAATTTCTTCCCATGAATCCGTTTCATATACTTTGAAGATTCCATGTACATTGCCAACCACCACTGTCTTTGTGATTCCATTATCAATTCCCATGACAATTCCAGTGCGCGGATTGGTGGTCATTTGTATGCAGCGCAGTATTGTTTCCCTGGATACTGATTGGTCTTTGGCAATATAGGGAAGCCCAAGACAGAAGTTGTGGAAAATGGCAGGGTCTTTGTGGGATTTGGCAATAATGTCTGCTGCTGAAATCCAAGGCACTGCCAACTGTGAAATCCAATATCCAGAAATGTCTGACTTGGAATTCTGGACAACCCATCTGCCGTTCCTTCGCGCTTCATCAGGAAGATGTCTTTTGCACCTGGCACAAATATATATCTTCTTTTCAAAGTCAATGTTGTCAGGAAATTTCAAATACCATTCAAAGTTACAGCGGGGACACTTCACAAACCAATGCTTCTTGTCAGACAGCTGCCATTGTTCATCAACACCATATCCAGGGATTGACGGATTTGACCACTGCCAAACAAAGCCAAGGTCAGGTCTTTGCCACCTGGAAGCGTCCAATCTGGTGCGGTATGTTTCAAGAACCAATTGATTTGACCTGTCCACTTCGTCATTGATTAAGACATCAGCAGAAATTGAAATGGCTGCGGATTCTTCCCATGAACCACGAAAATACACAAAGCGGTCACCAACAGCCTTCAGTGCGCTTGAATCTGTTTTGCCCATCCAAGACTGATATATTTTGTTTTGTGAAATGATTGGGTCAACTTTTGGGGAAACAAAGTCTTTGATTGCTGTTCTGGAAGGCATTGTGTAAATGACATTTGCCTTCATATATTTTGCAAGCCAAAGTGACTTGTTGATTCCAACAACAACAGTCCACCCAATCTGTGAAGGCTTCATGATGACCTGTTCAGGTGAAAGGTCTGCCATTGGCTGAATGAGGAACTTGTGGTCATGGAATTCCAGTGGAACACCATTTTCATTAACTATGTGGTGATTGTGGGTGAAAGCAAGCGGGCTGATACCGTCTGCCATTTTGAGTATGTCATCATTCATTTGGAATATATTTTTTCAAATATGTCAGTGATGGTCTTTTGATAATCCTTCAACTGTTCCGCTGACAATGACTGTTCAACTTTGATTGGGTCACCATCCGTTCCAGTGACTTCCTTCTTGAAGCGTTCCACCACATCATGTTCAGCTGACAAAAGCAGCTTTGCAATTGGTGATTCATACTTCCCAAGCAACGCCTTCTTTTTGATGTCCAGCTTCTGTACCGTCATTAGAATGTCGTATATTTCAGTGAAGTCAGTTGTTGAACCATCAGCAGGGTGCGCCCAATTGCGCAGCGTTCTGCCTGACACACCAAGTTGCAACGCAAATTCTTCAGCAAAAGGGGTCTTGCTTTGTTCAACACACTGCTTCAAATATTCACGGGCTTTTCCAGGTGTTCTTGATGTGAACTTTGTTGGTCTGCCTGGCATTTGTATTTTCAAATCAGGGTCAATTATTGGTTTTGGTTCTGTCATATTATTATTTCAATTCTACCTTCACCACTCCAAAATTTCCTTGCATGGACAGAATACACCTTGCAGTCATCACCGTCCCTGAATATAGAATCCAGAAGTCCTTTGATGTAATTATCCACATCAGGCTTTTGTTGGTGTGGTGCGCCAGCCATTGCAAGCCGTTTCTTCTTTGACCATGATGGTGGCATTGGAATATAAAAATCAACAGTCAAGGTGGTGATTTCCTTCAAGGGTGTATCAACCATCAAACGGTTCACCTCATCCCTGAAAGCACGATATTTCAGAACAACAGGGCGTTTCTTCCACGCGTCTGCCCTGGTCATTCTTGGTGCTTGCATTGGTTCAATATTCCAAATTAGATTCATATTTGTTTGATTGTTTCTAACATTTTAATTGCCAAAGGAACAATGCCCTTGTCTGGATTGTGGAATATTTGTTCACCTGTATCAAGAAGATATGCGTTTTCTTTTCCTTTGGAATGACGAAGTGTTCTGCGGTGCGCTGACCTGGTATAAACTGATTTGCCGTTGACTGATATGTTGACTGTTAGCATATATTTATGGTTTCACTGAACCTTCAACAATCAGTATATTACATTTTTTTCAAGTCTTCATCATTGAA